GCTTCCTGCTCACTGATTTTGAAACCAGAAGCCAAGGATTTAGAAGCAAATGGTGCTTTGCCGTCCATCAGAGCCTGCGCAAACGCTTCTTGAGGCGAGGATGGGGCATTCTGCTGCATCTGCTCTTTAAACGTCCCAAAGGGGCCATGCAGCGAGTCTACGATGCCTTGCAGCAGAGACTTGAGCTGCACGCTGAAACCAGGAGACACAGTGCTACCCACATTCATGTTACCAAGACCATCGAAGATTTCGGTGGTGGTATAGACGTGGGGCTGCGTACCAGTGTTGTTCATCTGGTTCAGGACCAAATCTGCTTTCGATTTCGTCTGTGCTGCCTGGTAGAACAAGCCAGAGGTATTGGCGATTAGTACTGCCATACCGCTTTCTGCCTGAGCGATGGCCGACTTCTGGCTGCCTTTGAACAGCAGACCCGTCAGGGCTTCAATGAAACGCTGCATACCCATCACCAGCTTGTTGCCGGTAGTGGCCGATTTCATGGACACCTTGTTGAGGACTTCACGCTGGAAGCCTTGGTTGCTCATACCCCAGCTAATGAGTTCATGTACGTTTTCAAGTGCGGCTTCGTATCCTTTTACCTTCTCCTTGGTGACGAACTCTGCGGCTTTGCTGCGCAAGCCTTCGAGTTCGTTCACCAAGTCGAGGGCTGGTGAGGTGTAAGAAGCATCCTTGGCCTTGGCGTCAAGTTCTGCTTGTACAGTACGAGCAAGGGCGCCGTGGATCATTTCATGCAGCAGTACTTCTGGAGTCAGCCCAGAATATTTGAAGTCAGGTGACAGCACATAGATAGCATTGGCATCGCCTTTGCTTACATACCAACCACGAGACTTATCAGCACCCTTAGCCAGCACTTGGCTGCCAGGAGTAGCAGGAGTCACCATCTGTACAGTAAGACCAGTAGGCATGGTTTTTTCCAACAGGTTAGCCAGCTTGAGTGCGAAAACATTACTACGAGTCTGTTCGCCCATGTTGAGTACTTCACGTAAGACTTGCAGGGCACGTTTGGAATCCATGATAGGACTAGCATTGAAGGCATCCACAAGATGCTGGTTGCTTTCGATAGCAGGAGCACCAAGATCACCCCATGGAGAACCTATTACCTGCTCTTGCACAGGCGTGTACAGAGGTTTGTTCTCAGATTTCACCAGTGCTGGTTTGGTGTCCAGTTCAGGATCGATTTTGATCTGAGCTTTGACTTCACCGGAAGCCAGAGAAGCCAAGGTAGTCAGGGTCGAGGAAATATCTGCCTGCACAGTGCTCTGGAGCTTGTTACGAGCATCGGTGGCCGCTTTACGATCAAAGTCCGTAACCTGATAGTTACCACCTTCCAGTGCGTACTGGTCCACGGCCTGCATCTGCTCCATCGCTTGCAGCTTCATGCTGTCGGCGCGGTAAGCCAGATCACGGGCCGCCTTCATCTGCATGTCCAGTGCAGCACGCGGATCGACTTCCAGCTGGGCACCCAGTTCGGCCAGCACTTGCTGGATCAGCTTCTGGGATTGCTCCGGCAGTTTGCCGGCTTCCTGCATGGCAGCGATCCCCTGCACCACACGGGACAGGGTATCGGCCATCTGCGTGGCCGGCGAGTAGGACAGCATGGCTTCCCACGTTGCCTGATTCAGGTTGCGGGCGGCCTGCTGGAAGTTGGCCAAGCCAGCACCGTGGGCATCGTGGATATTCAGCACTTCCGACTTCATGGCCGCCATGTGCGAGATGAAGGAGTCGGTAGCGTGCACGCTCATCGGCGCCATTGCAACACCCGGTGCCGTCTCGCTGCGTTCGTAGGCGGCCGTCTTCACCGACGATGGACCATCCGGGAATGGGCTGCCGAACTTGATCTCGCCGGAGTAGTCCGGGCGAGTGCTGATCTTGCGCGCCGACTTGGAAGCCAAGAGGCCAGCCTCCAGCTGGTTCGACTGCTGCGAGAAGGCGGTGTGCATAAGCGGCAGGATGTCCTGCACGTCCTTGCGCAGCTGCTCCTCCTGCTTGTTGGTCAGGTCATGGATTGGGTTGCCTTTACCATCGACAGCGATCTCACCCGACTTTACCAGCTCGGTAATGCGCTGCTCACGCAAGCCAGTGTAGGCAGCGTTGTACAGGGCATAGGCTACCTGGGCCGTCAGATTGAAGGTCCGGCGTGATTCGATGAAGGTGGCGAAGTCCTGCTTCATGGTCTGGGCCACAGCCTTGCCGATGGTGTCCTTGAAGCCCTCCTTCAGACGGCTGATCTGGGCCGGCGTCAGCGGTGTGTTCATCAGCTCCTTCACCGTGGTGTTAGGATTGAGCTGCACGCCCAGCGTCTTCAGGTCACGCAACAGCTGGGCACGGCCATGTTTGCCGGCTGCGACATCTTCCATCTTGCCGTACACGCTCTCCACGAACTTGTCGGCCATCGAATCGACTGCGCTACTCACCGAGGAGCCAAAGACCATTGCGGTCAGTGGCGTCTTGATGATGTTGCGACCTTCCTTCGTCACCTTGTCATCCTTCACCAGCGTGCCAGTGAAAGCATAGATGGCAGCGGCCTGAGCGGCCGGGATGGCCATGCCCTTGATCGCCTCGACCATGTGGGCCGAGGTAATTTCGTACAAGTCCTGATTGCCAGGCTGCGAGCGCCATTGGTTATACTGGCTTTGCTCGTGGCCGACCTCATAGAAGCCACCACGGTTCAGCAGCTGGTACAACGAATTCACATCCGGTGCCGCGCCCATCAGCAGGTGCGACAGCATTGGGCCGTTGGTCACACCATCGACCTCGCCCATCAGCTGGGTGGTGAATTCGTCTTTGCCGGCCTCCAGCGCGTCCATGTAGTGGGCGACCGCTACCAGAGCATCCAGCGTGTGCATCGCCTCGCCACCAGCCTGTACGCCAGCCAGCAGGGTATTCTGCTCGTCGCGGGTGATCCCGCCTTCGCTCATGGCCTTGCGCAGCACCTTGACGGCCGCCTTGACCTCTGGCTGGTTGATGGCTGCCACAGCATCGGCCAGCGATTTCTCGTTGTCCTGCTTGTCGGTCTTCACGCCCAGACCTTCGGCTACACGCAGTTTGAAGTTCTGGATGGCGTCCTTGTCGCTGAAGGGAATGGTCACATTCCACGACGGACGGGACAGCATCCGGCGATGCAGCTTGCTGGTCTGTGGATTGACCGTGTTGGTCGAGATACCGACACGCTGCTGCTTCCATACGGTGTGCTCGAAGAACAGCGGTTCTTCCAGCCGGTCTTCGTTTTGCAGCACGCCGAAGAACTCCATCATGCGATCGTACTCGCGTTGCAGGCCATCATTTTTGGCCTGGATCGACGCCTTGTTGACAGTATGGGTGGTGTCCTCGTTAATGCTCTCGAAGCCAGCAATGGCCAGCGCCACTTCTGGATGCAACTGGCCCATCAGGTGCCACATATCCAGACGGACGTGGTTCGGCTGGGCGTTCTCATGCGCCATGATCTCCGCTTCGGTACGTGGTACCTTCTGGTCCGTGTTGCGAGGCGACTGCTGGGTGAACGGGATCTTGCTCGATGCCGGATCTTTCATGCCGGCTTCGGCCCCGAACAGCTTGTCCAACACGCCCTGGGTGCCCTTCATGGCTTCAACCACAGCCAAGGCGCCGGCCGACATCTTGTCGTCGGCATCGGTCTTCACCTTGATGAATTTGAAGCTGGCGTTTTCGTTGGTACCAGCACCCATCAGGCTGGCCATCTCCTTGCCCGACAGGGTGTTGCGTTCCAGGATGCCCTGGTCCAGCAGCAGCTTCAGGGCATGGGCACCCAGCGCACTCTCTAGTTGAGGTGCGAGGTTGCGGGGAGCGTCGGCACGGGCCGTCAGGCCCAGTGCCTGAGCGACACGCTGACCGAGCGCATTGATCACCACATTTTCACGGGTACCGGCATTGCGCAGCAGGGCATCGGCTTCGGCCGTGATCAGGGCATCTTCACCCTTGCCCAGGATGGTGTTGATCTCCTCGTCGGTGTTGAACAGCGAGCGGGACGCATTCTCGGCAAGCCAGGAGAAGGCACCATAAGCGATCGCCGTCTGGGTGTTCTCCTCGAACTGGCCCTTGTCGTTGAGTAGGAACTGGCTCATATCGCGGTAGCGATAGAGCGGATTCTCTGCTGGCTTGACGTTCTTGGAGATAGTGCCGGCCCAGTCGGTAGCCGTCTTGGCAAACACGCGCAGCATGGTGTCCTGCTGCTCGGTGAGTACCTTCTCCTTCAGGAACAACAAGGCATTACTGGTGTTGGAAGCCAGTTGCTTCAGGAAACCAGGGATCTCCACCAGTGGGCGGGTCGAACCGGTAGCCTTGCCGGCCGCTTGCGTGAAGTGGGCCGTGATCAGGTTGCGCTCCTGATATGGCTTGGCACGCTCAGCAGCTGCCACCTGTTCTTTGTCTGCAGTGTGGATAACCTCGGAGTTGTCCACATTGTTATGCACATCTTCCGCCGCCGTCGGATTTGCTTGCAAACGGCTCGCGGAGCCGTTTGCCGCCACCTCCGGCTGGGGTTCTGCTGGATTATTTGCCGCCTGTTTTTCCGCTTTACGGGCCTCGGCTTTGGCGATGGCTTCCTGCACAATTTGTTCTTGACGAGCAAGCTTCTGCTGTGCTTGTTCCAGCTTGGAAGGAGGGGCGGTTTTGACAGGTTCGGAGGGTTTACCCTCTGGACGTGCACTAGGCTCTACTGTCTCTTGGGTAGATTTATTTGGGGAAGTGGCCTGATTAATTTCCGTGGCCGGGGAACCGGATTGTACACCCTTGCCCTCGAAGTGCAAGTTAACCAGTGCCTGGGCCTCGACCTTGGCGTTGACCAGTGCCTTGGCTTCGATCTGCATGTTCTGCACCAGCCGGCCCGAATTCAGGGTCACGATCTGGCCGGCCGACTTGGAAACTTCCTTCTGGGTGTATTCCCGATCGACCACCTGCCACATGCCATCCGGGCCTTTCATGATCTGGGCACCCAAGCCAGAGGTCTTGATGGCCTGGGTGGCGGCCGCTGCCTTGGAGGCGTGCACGTCGGCAAAGCTCGACAACATGGACAGGGCACGGTCGGCTTGGGCCTTATCGTTCACCACAACAGCATTCCCCAGACGCTGACGGTACTGGGCGATCCCCAGATTGCCCTTCTCATCGCCGTAGTACACGGTCTGGCTGACCTTGTTCATGTTCACCAGCTGGTCTTCCGACTGACGGGCAGCGCTGTAGGCACGCAGGTAATCACGCTGGCCAGGGGTCAGCGAGTTGTCTTCGTTGCCAGAAAGGGTTTCCGCCTGCTTGGCAGACAGGTTGCCGGTGTTCTGCATGGACAGGTTGATGACCTGATCAGCAGCCTGGGTGCTTTCTTCAGTGGCAGTTGTGTTCGCTTGAGCGACTTGTTGCTTGATGTCTTCTTCCGATTGAATCGGATTGTTATTCGCCACCATCTGCTCCACCAGCTTCTCGCCGGTGTTGATGTGGTCCTGCAGTTCTTTGAACTGGCGAACCAGACCAGCTTGGTCTTTTGGACCAGCAGTCTTCTTCTGCTCAACCAAAGCATCATATTGGTCGTACAGGGTATTCATCACATCGGCTGCACGCTCGATGTTCTGCTGCTTGGTTTCAGTGGTAGTCGAAGCCAACTGATTATGTGCATACAGCACACCAATACCCTTGGTAGGGCTGTAGTCTGCGTGCTGTGGGTCCAAATAGTTCGATGGATCATTGTTGACCGCAGCTTCATTGAAGGCTTTGGTCTGGTCAGCCGACATCTTACGCTCGGCTTGGTGTTCAGGAGTGGTCTTGGCCAGCTCGGCTACAGCATGGCCACCAGACGACAGAACGTGTCCGGACAGGCCGCCAATAACCGCCTGCTGGTAGATCTCGAATGGCGTGGCGTCAGCTTTCAGGGCTGCCTTGTTTTCGGCGTAGCCCTGGTAGCCCTCGGTGATCGTCTCACCTACACCACCCTCTGCACCTGCGATAGCAGTACGTTTGAGGGATTGCAGGAAACCTTGTTTGATGGCTTCCTTGGCAGCCGTTTCGGTAGCCATATTGGCAGCACCCTCACCGACGCCAGTAACGGCCTTAGCAGCCGCATTTGCAGCACCTGGTACCTTCACAGCAGACAGAGCCACATGGTCGCCTGCATGCTCTGCTACGGCCAGCGAAGCAGCCCACATGGCGATCTTGTTACGCTGGTCTTCAGAAGGCAAGGCACCTTTATTGTCCTTCTGGAAATTCTCCATGCCCTGCTGATAGTAGTCGGCCGCGTAGCCCACGTTGGAGGCAGCCATTGCCACTTTGCCGGCCTTGCCAGCGGCACCGACAAACAGCTGCGGCAGGTTCTCGGCCGCATACTCGGTCACGGCCAGCGGGTTGGTCACAGCTGCTTCACCGGAGTTCACCAACAGGCCGGCAATACCCGACACCACATCGCCGGAACGCTCCAGGAAAGACTTCTTGCCAGCATAGGCCGGCACGGTCAGCTTGCCACCAGGCTGTTCAATGGCCTGCTTGTTCAGCCCTTGGATGTAGGCCGTGGCTTCCTTTTCGGTGTTGAACTGGCCGAAGTTCTTGCCGGTGGCAGCGAAGTTGTCCTGGGCCTCGGTGCCCGGACCATTCGGCACCACGAAGATGCCCTTGTCGGTCTTCACCGTCGTCATGTCGCCCGGTTGATAGGTCATGCCAGAAACCGGCACGTTGCCCGCCTTCTGCAAGCCAGGAACCTTGGTACCGATGGTGAACTCGTCACCTTGGGTACCCTTGACGCCAGCCGTCACCTTGTCCCAGTTCACCTGGAAGTCCTTGCCGAGGGCGTTGTCCAGCTCATGGCGACGGGTCTGGTCCACGATCGAGCTGATGTCGAAGAAGTCGTTGATGTTGCGTGCCACCTTCCGGGCCGAGTTGGCCTGGCCAATCAGCTCCATCGGCGTACTCTGACCGGACGTGGCCGACATACCGGCTTTGGCAGCCGAGTAGCCGGTGACACCTTGGCCGGCCAGCGACTTAGGCGTGTTCAGCAGGGCGATGTCTTCCGGGCTGGCTTCGCCGGCCTGATAGCGGTTGAAGGCGTCGATCTCCGGCTGCGTGATATTGGCGTCGGCCGAGCCGGCAGCCAGCGAGTGAGGCAGCGAAGCGATCGCACCCACCACCTGACGGGAAGCACCGGAAACCAGGGAAGCAGCCGTGTTGACGATCTCGCCTTCGGCAGAGAGAGGGTCCAGGCCCAGACGGTTGACCCAGGCTTTTTGGTTCTGCTCGAACTGGGCGCCTTGGCCGGCCAGTGCATTACGGAATTCGGTCAGGCGGTCCACCTTGGCAGCAGTAGCGGCCCGGACGGCAGCGATTTTGTCGGTGCCCGGTTGGCCGAGACGGCGGGCGAAGTAGGCATCCAGATCGAAGCCAGGAGCAGGAGCTGGGGCCGCAGTGGGTTCCAGAGAACCATCAGCCAGGAGTTGGTCGAGGGATTTGCCGGTGTTGATGGGTGCAGTCATGTTGTTGTCCGGTAGATTATCGGGTGATTACCGGATTATATAGAAAAAGGTGGCTGGAAATTGCTTTCCAACCACCTTTTCATTGAGAAACTGCTGTTGACGTGTTGCTTACTGCTTCGGGCGTGGCGTCCGGTTCGGCATGATACCCGGTGCATTCTGGCGAGCGTTGGCGATCGCCTGGTTGAATGCAGCCAGGTCATCGACTGCTTTGCTGCGCAGCTGACCGTTGCTATCCTGGTACTGGGTACGCAGGATCTCGGTCAGGTTGGCCTTCATGTCCTTGGCCGCACCAGTGTTCCAGCCGACACGCCACCAGCTATCGGAGGCCGAGTTCACCGCAGCTTCGACCGCCGACAGTGGCAGGTCATGGATCGTCACCGACTGTTTGCCGTCTGGGGACGTGATCTTCACGCCTTCCTTCTGGATCTGGTTCAGGTACTTGATGATATTGGAACGGTCTTCATCGTTGTCACCGATCTTGTTCTTTACCATCGTCTGCATCAGATCGCCCGACTGGCTGCCGTTGTACACGCCGTCGGCGTAGATGTTGCCAGCATCCTTCAAAGCTTTCTTCGTCGCTTCGGCTCGGCCGGCCGCGATGGCCGCATCATCCAGCTTGATGGTACGGTCCATGTTGAACTGGTTGGTCTTTACCTGCGAGTCTGAAGCACGCACCGCTGCACGCGACTGGGCAATGTTGGCATCGGCCACGGACAGGTTCTTTACCGAGGTGTTGTGCAGGTCGGTGGCCGCACGCAGCTGGTTCTCGAAGGTCTGGGTATCCCGGCCACGTTGCACCACCTGCTGGTTGCGAGCGTCGGCATACGACACCAAGCCAGCCAGATCACGGCCACCGAGCTTTTCATACTCGGCCTGGGCCGCTGCCATGCCGGCCTTGTCACCAGTCAGCGACGCCTGCTTGAACTTGTCGGCCAGCGGGGCTACACGCTCATCGGTCATCATGTGGTTGTAGGCCACTTCCTGCTGGGCCTGCTGTTGCAGCTTTGCCACTTGGGCATCAGCAGCACCACGAATAGCGTTGGCATCTACCTGATTACCGAACGATGCCCGGAGCTGGTCCAAGGCACCACCTTGAGCTTGGGCAGCTCGCAGTTGGTCAGGTGAGCTGTACTTGGAGATTGCATCCAAGAAAGCATTCGTGTTGTTGTTTTTGGTGTTTTGCCAGTTCTGGTCTTCCATGTTCTGGCGTTGTTGGAGGATACTACCAACGGTATCGAACGCACCCAAGAAACTGCGTTGTGCAGTCTCCAGAGGACGTGCGGCTTCAGACAAACCGCTACCGTTGACGTTATCCCAGCGAATGGGTTGGGCCATGTTGTTTCTCCTGTTGGCTTAGGACTTAGATGCCGTACTGCTTCATGTAGTCAGCAGTCGAGGCGTAGGCGCCTGGATTCGAGGCTACACGGGCATTCTGACGGTCAGCCAGGGCCGCATTGGTAGTCTTCTTCTGAGCATCGAAGTTCAGTTGGAAAGCTTTCTTTTGTTGCTCCAGCGAGTCTTTGGCAATACCCAGTTGTTGAGCACCGAAGTAGGCATTAGCCAAACCAGAAGCCACACCAATAGCTGGCATGCCCCAGCCTTGAATCTGGGTACCATCAGCCAATTTCTGACCAAGTACACCGGAGTTATTCAGCCAACTGGAAAACCAGTTGCTGGCTGCCGGGGTACTGGCTGAGGCCGAAATACCAGGAAGGGAATCCGTCAAACCAGACAGGTTTACTTGGCTGGCTGCTGGATCAGTGATTTGTTGAATGCTGTAGCTTGGGTCGAGCCAGTTCATATTGCCGAAAGTACTGGTAGCCATAGTGGCCTCCTATAGATTACGAAATTTGATTGGGTTTAGGGAGTGTCAGCGCAACGTCTACATATGACGAAACAGCATCTAACCCGATAGCCCCTATATTACCGGAATGTACTGTCCGTTGGAAAAACTCAGTGGAAGTCTCCCCCATAACAATCAGTGGTGCAAGCCATTCATTATGGGTAAGTAACGCATCTGCATCTTCAAGCAGTTTGGTTTGTTCCTTGATGAACTTTTCGAACTCTGTTTGCTCATTGAGCAGGTCATAGATGTCATTCTTCATGTCCATCGTTATGGCTTTGCTCAAGCCAGAAGATACAGCCAGAAGTTCCTTAGCCCATGGGGCACCATTCACTGAGCCAGCATCAATGGCTTGGTAGGTACCTGCAATAGCAGCAACAATGGCAACGATGAAGGCCACCTTCTGTCCAAATGCCCGGACAAAGAGTTTCAAAGCCAGAGAAAGCACCAGGTACTTTATCAGTTCCTCAACGAGGATCATGACCAGTGTTGGTATGGCTCCAGCAGCCAGTGCTGCACCGATCGTTTGCCAGGCGCTACCCATGGAGAACACCGTGATCACGATAGCGATCACCACCATAATGAACTGGAAAGCACCTGTTTGGTACCATTTCAATTTGGTAACGACACGGCTATTGAAGACGTAGTGCAAAGCACGAGTGTAGAGTACCTCACGCTCTTGGATGGTGTAGCTATTGGCAATGCTGATGTCCACGGGAATCAGCAGAATTTCATCAGTCTCATCGCCAGTCGTGGTGTACTGTTCAAACACGTAGTACGTCAGCTTCAATTCGAAGATGTGGACTTCTTCGTACACACCTTCTGCAATCTGGTGTTGGTACCAGTGGCGTTTGCTGCTGGTATCCCAGTTCACCGTAGTACCATCAAGAGACGGTACTGTGACAGATGAAGGCACGCTATCAGCCCCGCCTTTGTAGGTACCAACAGCACCGATCGTTCCTGCCACTTTACGCTTGACGATATTTCGCCAGTTCAAGGCCATCTTGAAGCGAGCATCTTGGATGATGATCGTGGACTTGTTGATGGCATTAGACAATGCCCGAAGGATTCCGTAGTCAGCATCGTTGGTAGCTGCATTGGGTTCATTCTTGACTTGCTCATACAAGCCAGAAAAGAAATCAAATAGGTATCGAATCTCCGTGGCATTGGTACTGTTCGCAGGCACGGCCATAACCATCATGGCTTGCTCAACATCAGCGATGTCAGGGTTCTCATGAATGGCATCAATAATCTGGTCGTAGTCCATGTTCAGGAACTTGACCAACTTCTTCGAAGTCTTGTAGCCAACCGAAGTTAGATCATTGGCCATACTCACTTTGCCATAGCGGAAATATGCCCATGGGAAGAAGTGGCCAGCACCGTCGTAGGCTACATCGAAGATGGAATCAAGATCAGCATGTCCATCACCTACACGGTACATCCAGTAGTCAGTATGTCCTTGTGCATCTACGTATTTGGCTTGATGCCAGTCAGCCGTAAAATCGAAACCAGTCAAAGGAATAGTGAAGGTGCCGTACTTCAGTACCGGAGCAGTGACAGTAGTACCTGCCACAAGTTGGGGTTCTTCCCAGCACATAGTGACAAGCACGTAATCAGACGTTGCTGCTGGGTCTACAGCAAATGAGGTAGCACCTTGTGCAGCTCCGGCTGCAAAGGTCATGTACTTCTTCTCAGGAGTAGGACCAGCATTAGGTGCAATACCCCATTGGTCAAGACTGCCATTGGATGCTTCATCGAGAGAGGCGTTAGTAACCACCACCTGCATGTCTTTCAAGAACACAGGAATAGGCGTAGTGCCTGTGGTGATCTTTTTACCTACGATCTCATTGGTAGCTGCGTCATACCCATATTGTTCGGTAAGTACTTTCCAGCCGATATGAAGATTGTTGAGTGGACCAAAATGGTAGTACACCATGCTGATACCAGTACCAACCTGTGATTCAATCACGGCTTTGGATGCGGCTTTGCCTGCCATGGAGGAATGCACACTACCAGATGGCAGACCATACGTGTACTTGTCTCGGCCATAGTTGTACATCTGTGAGGCTTTATTACCGATTGAACCGACCAAGGAATCCATGACGGACTCTACCAGTTGATCAGCATTGTCCTCATTGAAGAGGTAGCCGGTAATGCCTTCAAGGACTGCATTAGGCAACTGGTCATCTTTGATCACACGAGATACCGAAGTACCTACCGTGGTTTTTGTGCTGCTGCCAAATAAGCCCATGATTATTCCTTATACAAAAAAGGGAGCCAAGTTACCCAGGCTCCCTTGTCTTGAGTCAAGACGCTTTAGGCGTTGACGCCAGCCAGCATTTTGGTGATTGCCCGACCAACAGTAGCATCGTTGAGCATGTTGACGTTATCCGCCACCACACCATCGTCAGTAACCCGACGAGTGTTCCAGGTATCGGCCATGATCTTCGCTGCTTTCTGCTCTGCATCACGTTGGAAACCATCCGTCTGGGCCTTGTAGAGGGCTTTCTGACGGCCTACTATGGAGTTCTCATCAACGTTCAGTTCAAGGGTCTGAGCCTTCTCCGTGGTCGTTTTCTGAGCCAGCAGATCAGCTTCGTTGCCAGTCTTGGTGATGGTCTTCATGGTCAGGTCGTATTCTGCTTTCAGCTTGCAGATTTGGGCGTCGATCAGTTCACCTTGTTTGACTTCATTGTCGATCTGCTTTTGCAGCAGTTCGGCTTCAAGGGCGATCTTGTCACGAGCCACCAGGAACTGAACAGAAGCACTGAGGGTAGCCTGGACCATGCCCAAGTAGACCGTCGAGTAATCAGCACCAGTGATACGGCCTTTGTCGTATTCGGCCTGAATGTGCGCCTTATTGGCTGCCATCAGGGTATCGAAGACACCGTTACCGGTGACGTTACCGGAAGTCAGGTCAGCAATGGTAATAGGCGTCATCTGTTACACCTTAGCCTTCCTGACCATTGGTCATTGCTTGGCGGCGAGCCAGTTCTTTGATTTCGATTTCGGTCAGGTCCGGCAGGACTTCGATAGCGAATTCTTTGATCAGTTTTGGCTCACGGGTTTTGACACCGTTCTTGGACTTGCCGTTGACGAAGATTTGGCACTGGCGTTCCTGCATCACTTGCAGGATCATGCGAGGCACATACCAGCCTTCTTCAGCGTTGAACGGTACGAACTTACGCAGCGTACCAACGGATGAATTGCCGGTCGTGAAGATTTCACCAGCCCAGTCTTTCTTGGCTGGGTTCATGCAGGTAACACGGATGCGTACCAGCTCATTGGCTTGGCGACGCAGGCGTTGACGTTTCTGCACCGGAGTTTCGTTCAGGGCATAGAGGGTTTCACCCGTTTCGTCGTTGATCGTAGTTTTGACAGCACCGGAAGCCACAGCTTCTGGAACCGAAGGATCGACAGCAGCAGTTGCTTTGTCAGCAGCGGCCAGATCAGCATCAGCAGCTTGTTCTGCTTGGGTGTCACCTTGCAGATGTGCAGAAATCTTTTCGGCCAGCTTGGCTGCCGAGATGGATGGGTGGTACTTCAGGCCCATCAGGTCAGCACGCTGCTTCAGGGCAGCCAGCTCATCTTGTACCAATGGGGCACCACCGTCTTGTTCCAGTTCGTTGTCTTGGGTTTGATCGAGATCGTTCATTGCAATGTTCCTTGATAAACGTAATTGTATTCGTGAAAAAGAGGAGAGGAAGAAATTCCTCTCCTCATCCTGTCAAACCAGGATTACAGCTTGGCAGCGGTCAGGACCAGGCCGATGCGTTCAGGACGCAGGACCATGAAGCCGTAGTACCACTTGATCGACATGAAGCCGGTTTCACCGTACGGGTCATTGCGATCCGCAGTTTCTTCACCAGGTTTCTTGTTGAAGATGGTGAACTTCACGGTTTTGCCGTCGGTCTGGAAGCCGATGGTGGTGAACGATTGATCACCGATGCACAGCATCGGGAACACGTCGTAGCGACCGTTGGTTTCGTAGCAGAAGGCATCGCCCGAAGCGTCAGCACCAGCACCGGCCCACTTCATCATTTCCGGCACAACGACCACGCGGAACTGGTCCAGCGCACCAGCTTCACCGGTGACGACCGAGCCAGCGGCTTGGTACTTCTGCACTTCGATGAAGGCAGGGTTGTTGTGCAGGTCTTTCATCGCCTTGATGGTAGGCAGCAGTTCCGAGCCGATGTACAGGATACGGGCTGCCGGAACCACGCGAGTGTCGGTCAGACGGGTACCGGTGATGACGGTGGTGTGCTTCGGCGTACGGTTGTTGTCCAGGTCAATGGACAGGTGCATCAGGTCGCTGTAGCTGACGATGTCATCCGAGCCGATTTCAGACTTTTTGGTGGCATTGCCAGCGAAACGGATCACGCCAGCAGCGTTCAGCAGGTCGATTTGCAGGGCATCTTCGGTGATTTCGTTTGCACCATTGATCATTTCACGCGAGACGTGGCGATCCAGATCAGCGTCGGTGTCGAAGTCCAGCGATTCCTTGGTGTACTCATCGAAGAAGCCCAGCTTCTCGAAGGTACCTTCCAGTTCGACGCGTTTGAAGCCAACGCGATTCACACGACCGCCGTTTTCCGTCAGCAGCGGCAGCTTGCTGGAGATGGTACCAACGTCCTTGGACGAACCATACAGGTTGCCCGCACCTTGTTTGGTGCTGGCGCCCAGGTTCAGGGCGGTGATGGCAGCAGCTTTGGTAGCGTTCAGCACACGGAAACTGGTTTTGCTCAGGGTCAGCGTAGCCAGGCTGGTACCGGCCGAGCCATCAGCACCTGCAACGCAGGTAACACCGTCCAGGTTGTCCACCAGAGCAGCGGCCGCAGCAGCTTTCGAAGCATTGGCGATGGACAGCACCAGGGCAGGCATCGTCACCCAGAACGTGGTGGTTGCGATGGCCACGCCAGCCGCATCGATACCTTGGTCGTTGATGTTGCGGTCATCCAGCAGCGGGATGTAGTGGTACTGCTTGATTTTTTTGCCCATGTTTTTCGGCATGGAGCGTACATCTGCGAGCTGGGTGAAGTACTGTTCCTTGCGTGCTTCGATCAGCGCTTCTTTGTAGAAGTAATCGGTACGCAGTTGATTGCCGATGGTCGATTGCGAGCCACCGGCTGGGTCATTATACGAACGAGGCATGGTATGTCCTTTTAGAAGTTGGGTTTGAATTTAGCGAATTCTTCATCCGATAACGACAGTGGATTGAAATCCGCTGGCAATTTACCGGATGGAGCCGCACCCTTGGTGGGAGCAGCAGCACGACGTTGTTCTTCACGCTTGCTGTCGTCAGCCTTCTTCAGTGCAGGTTTTACCTCGGTCTTCGCTCCGGGAGCTTGTTGCCCAGCAGTCGTAGGCTGGCCGGCCTTCTTCTGCATATGGTCAAACTTCCCTTCCGAAGCCATGGTATCACCCACTTGCTGGTATGCTTCCAGATCAGACAAACCTTGCAGGCCGCCGAACAGACGTTTACGCTCCATTTCCGTAGCCACCATGTCATAGACACCGCTTTGCATGTGCCCATTGATCACACGGATCAGGTTAGGTTGGTTGGCGATTTGCTGTCGGCTCTTGACATCCCATTGTTTGCCAACGACATCGAGGGTTTCGGCGTACTTAGGCGCATCTTTCAGATCGTCCAGTACGTGATCGAGTTCTACCTCAACATCAGCGACACCATGGTTGCCAGGCTTGTATTCACCTGCTTTATCAGCGGAAATATCCAGAGGATCAATCCCGCTGTCTTTGATCAACTTGCTGATCGCTTCCGGGTTTTTCTTGTCCAGGTCGATCAGGAAGTTGATTTTATCTTGGCTCAAGAGGCCGTTCTGTTCGAGCGACTTCATGATTGCCAGATTCGGTTTCAGGGCAGCCATCTTACGATTGTAGTTGGCACCCATTTGCATCAGGCGGATAGCTTCATCAACGCTCTCCACCTTAATGTCACGACCATTGGCCTTAAACGGAGCAGTCAGCTTCTCGTATTCGGCTTTGAAGTCAATGGTGGCAGCAGATTGCTGCTGGTCCTTTCTGGACGGGTCTTGCTCGCCGTCCTTAGTGTTCTTGTCGTCGGTTGCTTTGGTGAACTTTCCGTCGGCTCCACGGGCACGTTCTTGCTTGCCGGAGTCATCATCACCAGTGCCATCGCCATCAGAGCCATCATCGGTTTCACCTTTATTGGTTTTGCCTTGATCCTGGTCGTCGGCACCTTCGCCCGCGCCCGACGCTACCGCGTCGGCGCTTGGCTCGGTACCTTGGCCATCTTGGTTCTCTGTGGCCGCTTGAGCAGCCGCAGCTTGTTCATCAGCTTCTGCCTGACGGGCTTCTTCTTCTTGGGCCAGTCGTTCGGCTTCCGCATCGTCGTCACCTTTACCGTTGCCATCTTGGGTACCTGCGGCGCTGCCGGATGCTGCGTCAGCAGCAGAGGCAGCAGCCAACAGGGAAGCACTTTGTGCCATGAACTCTTCATCCGAGAGTTCCAGGGAATTCTGGGTAGCCATGGCTTAGCCCTCCTGCTCGATTTCAGTGATTGCCTCTTCTGCTTCGGCAATCGAACTCTCTGCACGAAGGCCCATCATTTCGACGGTACGGAAGTACTGAGCCAGAGCACCGATAGCGTCGATATCACGCACAACGGAGCTTTGATTCTCAGCCGACGCCATTGAAGGATCAGCTTTCAAATGTACGAGGCGAACTGCCTCGTTCTTCAGGTAGCCATCAGCAATCAGCTTCTTGAAGTCTGGGTTATGGCGCAGCGTGGCCAATGCTTTACCCAGCTCCAGGGAACCTTGGGCATCCTTAACTTGCTGCTGCAATGCAGCCAGTAGTTGGTCTTTATTCGACATGGTTTCTATCAGTGCTTTCTAAAGGGTAATAGAAGAGATTCGGCATAACTATAACGAAGTTTCTAATTTATTTCAAAGAAATATTATTTACGTGGTCTTTTTGCTCGCTTTCAACTGTTCAAGGGAATGATCATGTGCTGCTTGTTGTGCTATTTCACGGGACTTCAAATGATGCTGGAGTAAAGCCAAACCACTATTTGCCCGAGCTTGTTCACCTTGTTTTTGCAGATCGCGTTCCTGAGTAACGCCAGATTCCTGTTCAACAAAGTCCAGGTTTTTCTGATCAGTATCTGCATTCAGGTTATCGGTTTTTGCACCGACATGACCAGCTTGGGCCTGATTCAACATGGCTTTCGAATTGATCTCATTGATCTTGGCTTGGAGTTCAGCAAGCTCCAGTTCTTGTTTCTTCTGCGCCACAGGATCAGGTTGAGGCTGGTACTTGGCGATACGCTCAGCCAGGTCAGGCATCTTACGCAGCTTGGCGATATCAGACAGGATCATCTTGGCCAAACCAGGATCAGCAGTATTGCCCATGGTTTGCAGCATGAAAGCCAATTCGGACGCTTTATGCTCATCTTCCTCGGCAGTGCTAATACTCAGCTTGAGGTCGAAGTTGCCGGCCAGGTCATCACGGCGTACCGTCACGAATTCATCATTGGTGATACGGATAACTTCTTCTTCGCTCAACCATTCGGCATTCATGGCAATCAGCTTGCGGCCAATTTCCACAATACCAGCAGAGAGGCGACGGAGAATACCAAGCTCGCGCTTCGATGCTGCATCCAGAGCACCACGAACACCAGCAGCCACGTCACCCAAGGATGCACCAGAAACACCTTGACTGAAACTACGAACACCAGTCAGAGATTCAGCTTCCTGGTTTTGTAGATTGAGCATTACCAATGCAGACTGAGGAATTTCAGGGTATTTGTGGGTAAACACACCTTCAGCAGGAGTGACACCCGCATTGAACTCGTAGTCCAATCCTTTTTCAAACTTGCGACGGTTGGTAGCATCCAGCATATCCTTACGAATACCTGTCTGGCTATTAGCCGATTTACCCATGAGGTCAATCAAACCACGGGTGATAGCACCCAAGATTTTCTGGTTGTCTTCCAGCAGGGAACCATCAGGTTCACCATAGTTGGAGCGACGTACCGGCAGATACTTGACGATCACATAGGGCAGTTGCTTGTCTGGGAATGGGAGTTCTTCCAGACGAATAATCACGTTGCCCACCCAGACGGCCAGAATAGGCTTCACAATGCCGGAACCATCAATATCCCAGAAGCCAGACAATTCATAGGCCACGAATTTGGTGCGTGGCTTGTCCTGGAAGTTGAAGTTGTTCAAGCCACCAGCCGCCGCATGGTCCGGCTCAGCCAGGGGCGAGTTCTGATTCGGGCTAATCTTGTCCAGATTCGTGTACCGGCCATCTTCTTTCAAGGTAGAGAGATCAGTCTCGAAACTATGGATGATAAATCGTGCTTTTTTCACGTCACCATAGGCCATTGGGTCGATGATAACGTTGCGGAAATTGCAGATTTCAATGGTCGGCCGATTGCACACAACTTTCGTGTGCTCTTGATCACCCCAGCCCAGAATTTCAGGACGAACCGGTTGATTTTGCTCGGTTGGCCCAGACAAACGGAAGGCATCCTTCAACTCATCGGACAGGGCACGGTATTGGTCCGGTGCCTGTTGCTGCATTTGAGCAATTGCTTGGATAGCAGGAGCAAAACTTGGGTCGATCACATAACGAACCTGTGGACCATCGCGGGTTTCTTTCTCCTGACGGCTTTCCCAGCCGAGTTTCACGATGATCGTACCTTCATCCACACCGGTACGCACGTATTCATCAATGAAAGCTTGCTTGTCGATAGCCGTATTGATCTGGTAGTTCAGCACCAGTTCATTTTGACGTGCAGCAGCACGGTCTTCCCAGGTAACTGGGCGAACATTGAACAGGTCATCGGTGCTCAGGAAAGGTTCAGACAGTGAGGAATACCGCCATTCGGCTTGTTTCCGAATCAGCTTTGGCTGCATGTTGGAGCTGCCAGTTACTGCTTTCATTTTGGCTGCACCCTCGATGTTGAGGTTGTCAAGCCAACGTTCGATCTTACCCTTTTGGGTTTGATGAACTTCACGCGAGTCTTCCAGATGCTGTTTCAACTGCATCAGGGAAGGTTCGTTTTTCCAATCGGTGAGGCGTTGGGAACTGGTATCGACTTGCTCTTGCAAATCGTCATCGGTGCTCACTGCATCACTGGATTTATTATCTTGGTCAGCCATGATTGTCCTGGGTAAAGTTATACTTACACGTTAGCAAGCATTATCTTACACAACTTTTCTCACTGTAAAGGAATCAATAAATGAAGATTAAACAACTGCACACCAATTTCCAAATGCCAAGCCGTGGTACCAACGGTGCAGCCGGTTATGACATCGCTATGCCAGAAGGTGGTGTAGTAACGGCAGGCCAAGCCAAGAAGGTATCACTCGGCTTCGCTGCTGAAGTACCTCCAGGCTACGTAGCACTGCTGTTGCCACGTTCTGGTGTGGGTTTTAAACATGGTGTGGAACTGCACAATACCTGTGGCGTCATCGACTCCGACTACCGAGGTGAGTGGTTTGCATCTTTGCACATCAAAACCGGCACCCAATTCACCTGGCATGCCGGGGAGAAACTGCTGCAATTCATTTTGGTTCCAGTGTACACTCCAGAACTGTTGCTGGTGAATGAACTGTCTGATACCGACCGTGGTACTGGCGGCCTGGGTTCCACCGGCAAATAATTCACAACTAAACCAAGAGGAAAAAAATGATCAAACCATCCGTAGGTCGTCAAGTCTGGTACCGCCCAATGAGCAACGAGAGGGCATTCAGCCACGATCAGCCTTTCGCAGCCACCGTTACCCATGTGTGGGGCGATCACTGCGTCAACCTGCAAGTGCTGAACGAGTACGGGGTACCAATCCTGAAATCGTCCTGCATCCTGGCTCAGGATCGTGAAGCAAAGCCAGGAGAATGTGAATGGATGCCGTATCAAATCGGCCAAGCCAAAAAACATGAAGCCGAGGTAGTTACTTCGTAACCACGGCAGCATAGAAAAAAGCCCCCTTAGTTGGGGGCTTTTCTTTTTATACGAAGCCGCGAGATTCAAACTTCGTTTCATTACCACGTTGCTGGATTTCCATACCATCAGCCTTCAGCCGCAAGCATTCTGCTTCGTACTTGGCGGCGTAGGTATTACCCGCATTGAACTCCTGCCCCAAACCAACTGGGTTATTCGCACGAGAGGCCACGAAATACATCAAGGCCGTCAGGTGCGTAGGCGGCAGATCAATGTCGATCTTCTCGGGATCAGCACTGCCAACATTCAGGTTGATTACCGGGTGATTCGCCCGATAAACAATACCGAGGTTGGTGGTCACATAATCCTTTGGCAGTGACATTTCCTGATTGACGATAGCCAATGGAACTTCCAGACGATTCATCATGGAGGTTAGCAGCGAATAGTTGACATCCAGACGATTCAGTGGAAGTTCAAACTCAGCATCAGTGAATACCTGCTTGATCACCAGCACGTCATCCTTGAAAGGATTCAATGTCGAATCCTGGATATAAGGGACGACAGTGGAACCTACCTTGTACTTGGACAAAGCATACTTGCTCGATAACAGATAACTGGTTTGATCTGCTTGCAGTTGCAACAGAGTCCGGGCCACCTTCAATTCAAACCGAGTAAACAACGCAGTCAAGCCAAGATTAATATGGCTCACCACGATATCCACATTGCTATCGTTGATAATGCCTTGACCGGCACCACCAATATTCATCTGACTGAATTCACCAGAGGTCAGATGATCAAAGATTTCCTGTAGTTTCATGGTTTTCCTTTATACGATATAAGAGTTGATTCGATTAGGTACGACTTCTTGATCTTCTAGTTCCCACACATCACCTTCGACGTGTTGCATAACGGCATCCTCACATGGACGCCATGCATTCAGTAAGGCCAGCATAGAGATGGTGTCAATGAAGTCATCGTGCTTGGACTTGAAACCAGACTGAGAAGCCAGGGAAAGTTCAGTAACACACTCTACCATTATTGGGCTGGTTTTCATCTCCAATGGGAAGAATACCTTGCCCAGTTTGAACAGAGGTACCACCAGATTGAAACGCTGCATCTTGTTCGTAGTAGGGCGGATGCCAGGCTCATTCTTGTTATTTTCCGTGGCAAAGGTAAAGTACACATTGCGCGACAACATTTGGTCACGAATCCAGGGAATGAAACCAGACTGCTGACCAGTCACCTCCACGCCTACCGACTGCGGCCGATACATCTGAGCCAGACGGAACAAGTCTTCAACGTTCTTGCCCATGTCCTGGCGTTTGCAGATACCATCCACCCAGAACCAATCACCATTATTGTTGATGGCCCATACCGAGATTACCGACCAGTCAGCACTTTGCTTTGCCGAAGTAGCAAAGTCAGTAGTGATATAGAAATTGAACTTGCTGCGATACTTGAGCACGTTCTCACGGCGGTACCATTGGATTTCACTATCAAGAATCAGGCGATCTTCATCAGACATAATCCGCAGCATCAACTCCTGATTGAACGTCTCCACCTTGCCGAGCTTAACCGCAGCATCATACTGGGTCTTCACGTAGTCAAAGGTAAACCGATCAGGCCAGCTACCACGGAAATCTTCCCGAGCACATGGATACTGCTCACACACAGGGAATACGTTGACAGCCCAGGCACCAGACTCCACGGCCTTGTACAACGGGTCTTTCGCATTGAAAGGCGTACCCGACCAAATGATCATGTTCTTTTTTGGATGCAGTGCGTAGTTGACCGCCTTGTATACGGTGTCCTCCACCGCAGCAATCACCGTAGCTGAGCGGGCATCCTCATCGCTGATCAAGTCATCAAGCACTGCTAATTGAGGACGCTTACCCATTTCCTTGGCCCCCCGCACACCAGTCTTGGCACCATAACCCTTGACGATGAAGCAGCTACCAGATGCGTTCTTAAATTCCCAGCGGATATCAGTGAACCTGGCTTCAGGAATATACTGCTTCAGGAAATCAGAATTCTCATACCGGAACTCCAAGTTCTTGCGCATGTTTTTCACACCATTCTCGATGGAATCAGAAACATACAGAGACAAGTCCACTTTACCGAAGCCAGGAATCTCACCATATACACCGAGATACAGGAACAGATATTCCCCCATCACAGTGGTCTTAGCAATACCACGATGGCAGAGGTTAATAACCCGAGCACCACGATGAGTAATCGTGTCGAGCATCTTGTAATGTACAAGAGGGGTTTTATTCTCTTCACCATCTACACCATTCACCATCTTGATGAAGTTCACAAACTCCAATGCAAACAAGGATGGTACATAGGTGAGATCGCGGGAGTAATCAATATGGTTGAGATAATCCTCAACCTTCCACGGTGTACCATCCTCATTGATATGAGCAGCATCATGAAACTGCCGCATCACAACAGCTACTGGATCAGTTGCTTTGGTTTGAGGGTATAGGCTATGAGTATTCATTTATACACCCCTGCATCTTTGCGACGTTCAGCATCGCCACCATCATTAACTTCAACATCAGTAATATCAATCATCAGACGTTGATGGGCAATGTTCTGTGCATCCACCGAACCACTTGCAATAGCCAAGCGTTGAGCTTCAGCAAGGCGCATGGTTTCTTCACGCAAAGCTTTAATGGCATCGCTTTCCTTGACACCAATATCCAATTCCACCTTCTTCACTTCAGGAGGACGGAGTTGGGTAAGCAGAGAATTGGCAGCATCACACCGCACCTTCTCACTCTTTGCATTCATCATCAAATCAGCCTGCACATTCAATGCACGCTGAAACAAGTCCTGGTTTAAAACGTGTGTAGGTACAAGGGTCTGTTCATAAATCAGGTTGACCAGCTTACCCTTATTGTATGCAGTAACGTACGATGCAATATCCTTCGGGGATACACCTTGCGAGATAAAGTAGTTGTATTTATCCGGGAAGGTTTTCATATAGGCTTCGATATTCGAACAGCCCATCAGCTTATGTGATACATACTTCACTGCATCGATATACGTTTCGATCTTGAACTTACCATCAGCCATTACCTTGGTATAGGACAGCAAGTTCTCACGGAAGTGAACATACTCTTCCGGGTCATTGATTACCTTATTGATCCTGTCAATCAACTGCTGGTTGATTGACTTCTTCATCTTCTCAGGCAGAGCCATCTTCAACTGTTCTTCAGTCAGAAGAGTAACAAGGGTACGTGGATCAGGAGATGGATTGGATTGGTTATTAACTACAGCAGGGGTAGTGGTCATAATGACTTACCTTATCGGGTGGACATAGTAGATGAGTGTACATGAACAGTGCATAGAAGGATAGTGGATAGTATTGCAAAATTGCAACTTTGGATTTTGGAATTTTTTATTTTCTGGGTATGAGCGTAGTACTGACAGCTTGGAACTGAAATGGGAATATACCCCCCCCCATGGCTTCGACTACCTCTTTCGCGTGGTACCCCACCCTCAACTATGTAGCATGCTGTGCTTCGCACATGTAGTGGATGGAGTGATCATCCATCTGTCATTCACTAACCTATAGGAGTAT